TCATGCTGTCTTAGTTCTAAACTGGCGAACATATTTCCAATTAATGTCTGGACGTAATTCTTCAGCTTTGACTTGACCTTGGGTAAATTTTTCAATGTCCTCACATCGGTCTTCTGGTATTTTTTCAATATTCCATTTTGAAACTGCCCAAGGAGTTAAACCGATACCTCTAGCAAGGGCAGCTGAGGAACCTGCAAATTGCACAGCTTTATCAAAAGCCTCATGTGGGGATAACATAATGACACCGTCAAAACTACTTAAAGTAGAACATAATATACTACCTAAAATAGAATTGGTGCAACTAGAATTTGATAGTAAACTTCTACCAAAGGTAGAAATTGAGCCAAAAAAAGTGAATGATGCTAAACACATAGAGTTTGCAAACAGATTGAAAAAGTTGATGGATGCTGATGGATCACCAATAAAATCAGTTAATCAGCTTAAAGATGCGATCAATGTCACTTATGAAATGGCTAGACGCTATACATTAGGTATAGCTAAACCTCGTGAAGATAAGTTGAAAGAATTGGCTGATATATTTTCTGTAGATATTAGTTATTTAGACCATGGCTCAACTCTTGATAACAATGTTGTACCTATAACTTCAAAATTAATTCCTGTTTTATCATGGGTTCAAGCTGGATCAATGACATCAGTAGAAGCTATTAATCCATTAGAAATTGCTGAATGGTTACCACCCTTAAGTGTTGATGATCCTGATGGTTGTTTCTATCTTAAAGTTGTTGGAATTAGCAATTATCCCACCTATATGGAAGGCGATTGTATTTTAGTCAACCCTAAGTTTCAGGTATGCGATCTAATCTCAGGGGATTTAATTGTTATTAGAAATAATACTGATGCAACTTTTAAAAAATTAGTCATTGAAAGTGACGATCGAAGGTATTTACAAGCTCTTAATCCAAACTTTCACCCCAACATCATTGAGTTTGAAGAAGGTATGGAATTAGTAGGACTTGTAATTGATGCATTTAGACCTTTAGGCGGTTCTCGCCCCAAACGAGTAAGAAGAAGTTAATTATAAGGAATACTTTGGTATGGGTGAATTTATAGCTGGTGCATTAACCATATTAGTTATCTGGTATCTTTATACTTTAAAATCAAAGAGTAAATCTAATAAAGCATTTAATATTTTGGATGAAGCTGAACCATGGCTTAAGAATCAAGAAATTATATTGTCATCAGTAAAATTTAGTTCTTATAGTGATCCTTATTTGATAAAAAATAATGGAGCAACATTGTTAGTTGCTATGGGTGAAAAGAATAATGGAGAACGTGTTGGTTTTGCTGTAGAAGTAAAACAAGGTTGTGGTGTTTTATCGAGCTTAATAATTGAGCCTGAAGGAATAGCATCTCATCATAAAAAAGCTGCCGTAATAGCCAAAGCTGAAGGTAAATTTCTAATTAATGTTTTAAATCATATGGCTATACAACATAGAATTAAGCATTCCAAGTAAAAACGGATAATAATTTTAAAATATATGCACCCACTTTTTAGTGGGTTTTATTTTGTCGAAAAAACAATTAACTACTTAAAGTAGAATTTATTTTCTATTTTCTATTGACAATATTTCTACTTAAAGTAGTATTTAAATCACCAACAACAACCAATCTTGGTGAAAAAATGAAACCTACTGACCACAATCAGTTTATTGATGACATCGATGGCGGTGTCTTTGCTCAACAACTTGGCTATGCAATTAGTGAAGTAGCTTCAGCAGTCGTTGATAACAACAAAGCTGGTGAAATCACCATCAAGCTCAAATTAACTAAAGGTGTTGGTGCTGACAATGTAACCATTGAGCACAAATTAACCTCAATTGCCCCTTTAAAAGATGGTCGAAAACTTGAAGATCATGGTGCCAAAACACCTATGTTCGTCAACAAACATGGTGATGTAAGCCTGTTTGCTAACCACACGGCTCAAATCTTCGATCAAGAAGAAGTTTAAGCACCCTTTCCAACCAATCTGAATATTCCAAAAGGAAAAAATCATGTCATTAGAAAAAAGTGAAGTAGCAGCAGTTGTTGAACATTGTGCACCAGTAATGGATTTAGAGCGTGGTGGTCTACAGGCTGTTCATGAAAATTTTAAAATTCATAATTTTGAAATTCATCAAAATGGTCGCAACCGCATCCGTGGTATTTTTGCAACACCTATCTTTGCAGATTTTGCTCAATACATTGCTGATGCACCAACGACTGGATCAGTACCAGTATTCGTTTCTCGTGATGATGTTAAAGCTGTTGCTGTATTGAATTATAGCGAAATAGGCTTTGACCAAGGTCATTGCGACCACACAGCAACATTACAACTTGATCCAACTGTTGTTTGGAAAAAGTTAAATCAACTCAAAGATACGAAACTTGATCAAAAACGTTTTGCAACCTTCCTTGAAGATTGGGCAAGCGTATTGTCTGCGGTTGATGCAGATGAAAACCAAATCAGTATCAAAGAAGCGATTGTTGCTGTCCGCAACATGAAAGTGGATATCAACACTTCAAATGAAGCGGAAGTAGAAAATACTCGTGAAGTGCGAACTGCTTATGCCGATATTGCTGCTAAAGCTAAAAAAGGCCAATTACCTGCAAAATTCAAAATTCTTGATACAGCGTATGTCGGTTTAGATGAAAAAGAAATCGAATTACGCCTAATTGTGAATGGTGGTAGCGGTGAGCCTATTTTCGCTATTCAAATTGTCAAAGAAGAAATCTTGGTAAATGAGATCATCCAGGAATTTAAGCAAAAAGTAATTGATTTACTTCCTGAGCAACAAGTTTTGATTGGTACCTTTTCAGCTTAAAACTAAAAATTAGGCAATAAAAAGCCCCGAAATTTTGATCGAGGACGGGGCTTCTTTTAGGGGTATAGCAATCGCTATAGGGAGATTATGAACATGGTTTCATTAAATTTCAAATCTATTTTGTTGGGTTTAAGTGGTGCAGTAGCGATGACAGCAGTTTTAGCGTCTGTGCAAATGTATCAACCAGCCAAGCTACCTGTTGAAGAACAGCAGCCAATCACAGTGGCATCAGACATCTACAAGGTGGATGAGCTCGATTTAGGACCATACAACGACTGTCAACATGACTGTCATGCAACTTTATTAACAGCAAATGACCAGTATTACATCGAAGTGAATTTTGACTATTCAGGTTTCGATGATGGTAACGGCTTTAATCGTGCTGTTGGCATTCAAATTGATCGCTTAGAACCTGAGAAAGTGGGTGATGAAGATGGTGAAATCAATGCCTACTTAGATCGCATCGAACTTTCAAAAATTAATGATGCTTTGGAAGATTCAATCACAGTTAAATTACAAAAATTAGGAGGCTGATATGCCAAATCATGTAACCAATAAGATTGTCATTCACTCTCCTAATATAGATGAAGTATTGGCATTCGTTAAAAGTGAAAAATCTGATTTCGATTTTAATACCTTAATACCCATGCCTGATTCATTGGGTATTGAAGAAAGTAGTACAAAAGATGCAGCTTTTGTTTATGTCTTAACGGATGGCTACAAAAATGAGGAACACTTCTCTGCCCCATTCCGTCACCGTAAATATTTTGGTTCTGTTTTTAATGATTTTTCATCATGGGAATCTGAACTAAAAAGCTCAAAAGTAGATTTTGAACGAATCAAAGACAATAAAGATAGCCTAAATAAATTTTTAGAGCTTGGTAAAACAGTTCTCGATAATTACAACAAATATGGTTGTTCTTCATGGTATCAGTGGTGCGTAAAAAATTGGGATACCAAATGGAATGCATATCAAGTAGTTGTTAATGGCAACGCTATTGAATTTGATACTGCATGGTCTGCCCCATTGCCCGTTACGGATATTCTAATCAAAAAATTCAACCTCACTTGTACATATAAAGCTTATGACGAAGGTGGAAACTTCTGGTTCATCAAAGAGTACAAAGATGGTGAGTTAGTTAATGAGCGTTATTCAGTTGAAGAAGATATGAAGCCTTTAGCCTTGGAATTAAAAGGTTGGGACTTGGATTCTGATGAATGGAGTGAGGATTAAGTAATGGAATTAAAAGAACAACTATATGTCATTAAAAACTTAACTACTGGTCGTTTTGTTTTTAATGCAAGTAGTCAGTCTTACTGTACGCCTAGCTATACAAAAGTACTGCCTGATGCTCAGTGCTTTGAAACGATTGAGCAAGCTGAACAAGCAATTGATCGAATTAAGTCATTTTATACAAAAGAAAATGATGCTGGAAAAATCGTTAATTCAAATTTACTAAATGGTGAATTTTTGATTTTCCAATTAACTCGCACACACTCTATTACCAAGGAGTTTCGTCCATGAATACACAAGTTAATCGTGACCAATTTCTTGCAGGTCGTAAAAAAGGTATCGGTGGTTCAGACGTTGCTGCAATCCTTGGTTTTAGTCCTTACAAATCACCTTACCAATTATGGCTGGATAAAACTGGACGTACTGAGAGATCTGATTCTCAGAATGAGTCTGCTCATTTCGGCAACCTACTTGAAGATGTTGTTGCAAAAGAGTTCTCACGTCGCTCTGGCATGAAAGTTCAACGTGTTACACAGCAACTATCACTTGCTGAATTTGGTGAAACTTGGGCAATTGGTAACATTGATCGAGCTGTTGTAAATCCTGAAATTGCAGGTCGTGTTTTCTTTAAAGATGGAAAATTAACTACAGACCAAGGCTTGGAATGTAAAACAGCTTCGGAATATTTATCAAGGCTATTTGGTGAAGAAGGTACAGATCAGATTCCAGATTATTACCTTACTCAATGTCTTTGGTACATGAAACTTACAGGCTTCCAAGTATGGCACCTTGCCGTTCTCATTGGTGGCAATAAGTTCCGTATGTATCGCATCGAACGTGATGACGATTTAATTGAATCAATCTTTAAACAAGTTAAAGCATTTTGGTTCAACCATGTCATTGCTGATGTGCCACCCGATCCTACTTGTTTTGATGATGTTTTACATCGTTGGTCAAATCATGTTGTAGGTAAACAAGTCGAAGCTGATTTTGAACATATCAAGCTGGCTGAAGAACTTATCACTGTTCAAGGTCGCCAAAAAGCGGACAAGGCTCGTGAAGATGAAATCAAGTTAAAGATCGTCTCCACGATGCAGGATGCGGAAATGATGATTAGCCAAGGCAAGTCCATCTGTACCTACAAAGAACAATCATCCACTCGTATCGACAGTACGCTGTTGAAAAAAGAAGAACCCGATTTATTTGCGAAATATAGCAAAACCTCCAGTACCCGAGTTTTCCGTATTTCAAACAAATTTAAAGAAACAGTTTAAGGAATTTTATTATGAATACAGCATTATCTACTCAACAAACAACTCAAATTGCACACCTATCTGCTTTTGAAATCATGATGAATCCTGAAATTATGGATCGTTTTGAGCGCATTGCAGGTGTCATGGCTTCATCAAAATTTGCAGTACCAAAACATCTTCAGGGTAATACTGGGGATTGTTTAGCCATCATTATGCAATCAGCACAATGGCAAATGGACCCATTCGCAGTTGCTCAAAAAACCCATCAAATTAATGGTGTATTAGGTTATGAAGCGCAACTTGTAAATGCTGTGATTACCAATCGTGCACCTATCACAGGTCGTTTAAATTTTGAATGGTATGGTGACTGGAACAAAATCAACGGCAAGGAAGATAAATCCTGGGATAAAGGCATTAAAGTTTGGGCAACATTAAAAGGTGAAACTTCTCCACGTGAAATTGATATTTCTATGGGACAAGTAGGCTCAGTACGTAATTCACCTTTATGGGTAAGTGATCCACGCCAACAACTTGCGTATCTTGCTATTAAACGTTGGTCACGCTTATATACACCCGATGTAATTCTAGGTGTTTATACCCCAGATGAGATTGCTGAACGTGAAGAACTTGATGTTACCCCAGTTCAATCAACGGTAAAAAAACATCAAGGTTCGAGTGGGCTTAAAGCTCAGATGGCTGAACGTGAACAATCACAAGAAACTGTCATAGATATGGCTCCTAATAACTTTGATGTTAAAGGACTCATTAATCAAATTAATGCTCTAAACACAATTGAGGAATTAAAGGCTTTAGCTAAAACAATTCCTGCCGATCTTGGCGAACCTGCAAAAACAGATATTTCTACTGCGTATGCCAACCGTAAAAATTATGTGCAATTACTGGTTGATTTGGATAGTGCCGATACCATCGAATTAATCAACTCAATTATGGCTGAACGTTTTGAACCCAATACAAGTTCAATGAGTGATGAACAAATTGATGAAGTTAGCACACTATTTGAACGTAAATCAGCAGAACTTACACCTTAACTAATGGCATGTGGTGCCCTCACACATGAGGGCCCCAGTAGTGAGATAGAAATATGAATCCAACTATTGAACAACAACATGCCATTGATATGGCATTACATGGTCAGTCTTGTAAAGTGACCGCATACGCCGGTGCTGGTAAGACTTCTACCCTTAAACTGATTGGTAATGCAAAGCATCATCAACATGGCATGTACTTGGCATTTAACAAGGCTATTGCAACAGAAGCACAGTCTAAATTTAACCATAATGTTAAGTGCAAAACATTTCACAGCCTAGCTTATAACTCTGTTCCACGCTGGCTGACTAATAAATTAAAAAATCGTCGCTTGATGTCAAACCAATTGGCATCTCGCCATGATCTTGAGAATTATCAAGTACCAGTGGCATTGGTTAAACAACGTGGTGAGGATGACCAGAAGCGTTTATTTAATTCAAAACGTATGGCCACATCTATGATGAATGCCGTTGGTTATTTCTGCCGTTCTAATTACAGCGAAATTCAACTATCACAAGTTTACGCTGCTTTACCTGATTGGATGGATGATACATATCGTGCTGAATTGGCAAATATCCTTTTACCTAAGGCACATGATTACTGGAATGACATTTTAAATCCTGCTGGTATTAACCGTCTCGAACATGACCATTACCTAAAATATTGGGCATTGAGCAATCCAGTGATTAATGCTGACTTTATTTTATTTGATGAAGCACAAGATGCTGATCCAATCATGTTAAATGTCTTGAGTAAGCAACGTGCTCAGGTAATTTATGTTGGTGATCGTCACCAGCAAATCTATGCGTTTCGTGGTGCTGTCAATGCGATGCAATCCCTAGATATTGCTGAAACACGTTTGAGTCAATCATTCCGTTTTGGTGAAAACATTGCTGATCTTGCGAATAAAATTTTGTTCAATGTTTTGGATGAAGAAATTCCATTACGTGGTTTTGAACAAATTGACTCCAATGTTGGTGAAGTCACCGATATGGTTGCAGATGCATTTATCTATCGTACCAATGCTGCTGCCCTTTCCAACATGGTTGAGCTGGTAAAAATTGGACGTGAACCGCGTTTGGAAGTTGATACAGGTTCTTTATTAAAAAACATTGAAGATGCCAAAAAAGTTAAATCTGGAATAAAAGTCCACGATGGAAGTGTATTTGAAGGCTTTAGCAATTGGGAAGAAGTCATTGAATACACAAATGAAGTCTCTGGAAATGACTTAAAAGCACTTGTTAGCCTAATCAATAAAGTGGGTGAAGAAGCTCTAATCAGCTCATTACTAAAAAGTAATTCTAGTGATTATGACTGCATTGTGACCACAGCTCATAAGTCTAAAGGCTTGGAGTTTAACAAGGTCAAACTTGGTGGTGATTTCTTTTATAAAGAAGCTGCTGCACCTGGTGAAAAAATCCTAACCGAAGATGAAGCTCGACTTTTATATGTTGCTGCTACTCGAGCTAAAAAACAGTTAGATATCTCTGCACTGAATCCACTATTTAAAAAGATTGGATATAACACTCAAGCTGAGGTAGCAACATGATCACTCGCCTACCTTGCCGATTTACAAACTTATTCACTTACTGGTTGTACTGTGATGGATACAGGCCACAAGTGAAAAAAGATGCTGTGGTTATGCGTCGTGGCGATAGTGTTCTCAAAATATTCTGCCACAAAGGCCGAATGCAGCAAGATTATTTGATGAATGAAGCATGTCAGCGAAAATTCAAGCAATTTTGTGGATGCTACTTAAACGGATATCGAGAGTTTTTAGTCGGCTTAGAGCGCGAAGCAAGAGTTGAAGTAGCTCGTAGTAAAAATTTTAACTATTTAATGGTGGCGTGATGAAAGCAAATGTAAATTTTGATTTAGAAAGTGAGCTTAAAGCACATCTTAATTATTTTATTCAGCAAAATAACTTGCCAGCCGACTTCCTATTAAAACAAAACCCTCAAATAGATCGAGAGTTTGAAGTAAGCGAAAAATCTTGGATAGCACGTGCAACACCAAAGGTACCAGCAAAGGTGATTGTAAAAGCATCTGTTCGATATTGGGAAGATTCTACAATTAATGGTATTGAAGATACTGATAGTGGAGACAGAACACCTTGTAAAAATGGTGATTTATGGTGTCCAGTCATTAATGTTGCTACTGGAATTATTGAGAACTGGGAAATTGGGGAAACTGCAAGTATCCACTTTAAAGTAGCTGATGGCTGTGGTTGGGAGTTGGTAGATTCAATTGGCAATACCATTAAATCCCAAGATGATGGATATGTCCCTAAAACGCTGTGTCCTGCTGAAAATGGTTATGGCGATTACATCATTATGAATATTGATGAAAAAGGTCAAATTGAAAAATGGCGTTTTGATATTGATGATTTTCAGGAGGATGAATAATGGGAGTAGCTATCAATCGAAATGACCAAATCGACACATCAATGATGTTGATTCTGCGTTATAAAAGACCCGTTGTTGCCTTAAAAGATATTGTTGAAGATTACATGCCACATTTAGATATGGCAGCTGCAAAACAACGAGCAGCTAAATGTAAACTACCTTTCCCGGCATTTAAGGTGGATGGTAATAAATCTGAATACTTTGTAAACTTAACGGATGTTGCAGTTTGGTTAGATTCACTGCAAAAAGAGTCTCAAAGAAATTGGAGTGAGGTGAATTGA